TTGTTAACGTACGGTCAAAGGCCACACGTTATAGAAAAAAGAAATTTTATAAGAAAATATAAAACAGATAAGGGGTGTCAAGAGTGTGGTTATAATGAATTACCAGAAGCCTTAGAACTTGACCATGTTGACAGAACAAAGAAAAACTTTAAGATGTCGAAAGGACATAAATATTCATGGGAAAAGATACATAAAGAACTAGAAAACTGTATTGTCCTTTGCTCCAACTGTCATAGAAAAAAGACAACGGAAGAGAAAGACTACTTAGAAACTGACTACGTAGAGCCTGAAGAGCTACAGTACGACTTATTTGGTGGGGAAGATTGATTTATCTTGACTTGGAAGCTGACGGACTTGAACCAACGACCATCTGGTGTGTTGTAACCAGGGAAAATGGTGTCAGTACCGTACATACCACTCCAGACAGCCTCTGTAAGGCTCTAGAAGGCTCTGTGAGCGTCGTTGGTCATAACCTAATAGGGTACGATATCCCTGTCCTAAAACGTCTCTGGAGCGTTTCTATAGCCTCTGAGCGCATAGTCGATACTTTGGTACTTTCACGTCTTTTTGACCCTAGTAAGTCAGGTGGACACTCCTTGAGAAATTGGGGTAACGAACTAGGCTTTGCGAAGGGTGACCATGACGACTGGTCCTGTCTGTCACAAGAGATGATTGACTACTGTATACGTGACGTAGAATTAACAGAAGCAGTACACCAGAAGTTAACGTCGGAAATAAACAAATGGGAAGGACAAGAGTGCGTAGAACTTGAACACAAGGTTCAATGGATCGTACAGCAGCAGGAAAACAATGGTTGGCTCCTAAACCAGGAATTAGCCAATGACCTCTGTGCAACCTTTAAGGAAGGCATGAATGACATACAGTCCGAACTACAAGAGATGTTTCCACCCATTGTCGAAGAGAGGTATTCTGAAAAGACCAAGAAGCGCCTTAAAGATAAAGTTACGGTTTTCAATGTCGGTTCACGGCAACAAGTGGCAGAGAGACTTGAAACAAAAGGCGCAGTATGGACGGAACTCACGCCAAGCGGAAAGCCCGTTGTTGACGAAAAGACGCTTAAGCAGAACGATCATGTCCCTGAAGCGGCAAAAGTTCTGGAATATCTGTTGCTTCAGAAGCGTCACGCGCAGGTACTCTCGTGGCTGGAAGCTGTCAAGGAGGACGGTAGAGTACACGGAAGAGTCATTAGCAATGGTGCTGTTACTGGTCGCATGACACACCAGTCACCTAACATGGCTCAGGTTCCAGCAGGCCATAGTCCTTATGGCAAAGAGTGTCGCTCCTGCTGGACTGTACCTACAGGTAAAAAATTAGTAGGTTTTGACGCTAGTGGTCTAGAGCTACGGATGTTAGCTCATTACATGAACGATAAGGAGTTTACCAATGTCCTCCTCACAGAAGATATACATACAAGAAATCAGTTGGCTGCAGGACTTGAAACAAGACCTCAAGCGAAAACTTTCATCTACGCTTTCCTCTATGGAGCAGGCGATGCCAAAATCGGAACTATCGTTGGCGGAAGCGCAGCTGACGGCGCAGACCTTAAACGGAGATTTTTATCAAATACACCTGCTCTTGAAAGTCTACGAGAGCGTACTATTAGAGCAGCTCAACGAGGTTATCTCAGAGGACTTGATGGTAGACATCTCAGAATTCGATCTGAACATGCTGCACTAAATACACTACTACAGGCTGCTGGTGCTATAGTAATGAAGAAGGCTTTGGTTATTCTGGACGACTATGCACAACAGTGGAAACTTGACTACAAATTCATAGGTAACATACATGATGAAGTACAGTCGGAAGTGGCTGAAGAACAAGCAGAGAAATTCGGTTGGCTTGCGGTCGAGTGTCTCAAGGCGTCAGGCGTACAGTTTAATCTCAGATGTCCGTTGGACGGAGAGTACCAAATCGGAACTACGTGGGCAGAAACCCACTAAGGCTAAACCATGAAAAACATCTACACATTAGTAGACGACATTTACAACTTGGTTGAAACAAAGGAGGTAGCCGAAGGTGTAGACATTGAAGCCTGTATTGAAGTCTTTGGTGAGTCAGTGAAGCAACTTATGCGTAATGAATTTACACGTAAGCGTGACGACTCACGTAAACTACGCATGTCCAACATAGGACGACGTGATCGTTACCTTTGGAACGTCTGGAATGACGTAGAGAAGGACGACGACATGCAGGGCCATACGTACGTCAAGTTCCTCTATGGACATCTTATAGAAGAATTACTTCTATTCCTTACACGAGCAGCAGGTCACGAGGTGACAGATGAACAGAAAAAGTGTGAAGTTAACGGTATTAGTGGCTCTATGGACTGCAAAATTGACGGTGTTGTCACTGATGTTAAGAGCGTGTCCACTTTTGGGTTTAGAAAATTCAAGGACGGAAATTTGGCTTTTGATGACCCGTTTGGCTACATTTCTCAGATTAAAGGATACGCAAAAGCAGAAGGCCAAACTCAGTACGGATGGTTAGCAATGGACAAACAGAATGGTCACTTGACGTACCTCATGTACGACGATGAGGACACTCAAGCACCTGTCCATGAAGTTATCGGTTACGACATTGGTGACCGTATCGACCACATTAAAACAATGGTAGAACAACCAGAGCCACCAAAGCACTGCTATAAGCCAAAGGAAGACGGCAAGAGCGGCAACATGAAGTTGGACACTGGCTGTTCCTACTGCGCTTACAAGAAAAACTGTTGGCCTGGCTTAAGAGCCTTTGCCTACTCTTCAGGTCCACGCTATTTAACAGAGGTACACAATGAGCCGAAGGTCCAAGAAATCAGCATTTAGGAGCACGTTTGAAGAAGATGTCAGCAAAGTTCTGCATAAATTCAATTATGAACCATTCACTGTTCCATACACTATTGCTCGTAGCTATCGTCCTGACTTCGTGGACCCTAGCGGTAACTGTCTCGTTGAATGCAAAGGGTACTTCAGAGACGGAGACACCAAGAAGTACACCAGCATCAGAGACAGTCTACCTAAAGGACAAGAGTTAGTGTTTGTACTGATGCAACCTAATAAAAAAATAAGAAAAGGCGCTAAGATGACTATGTCACAATGGTGCGACAAAGAGGGAATATTATGGTACACTTTAGACACGCTACAGGAGTTAATCGACCATGTCGCTAACTTTGGGGGAAATGAAAGAAAAGCTTCTGAAGCTGTATGATCCTGATGACTTATTGGAAGCACTAGAAATTACGTCGGAACAGCTTCTTGACAGGTTTGAAGACAAATTAATCAACAGGTTTGAAATGTTTGAAGAAGAGTTTGAAGAGGAAGAGACTTATGAGTATTGATAATGCAAGTCCTGAAGAATGGGACACAGTTACTGCACTGAATAATCTTTCAATACGAAAGAAGGCAGACCCTGTAGAACAACCGGATCATTACAACAAAGGATCAATCGAAGCAATAGAAGCAATCAAGGCGTCCATGCCTGAACACGAGTTCAGAGGCTACTTAAAGGGTAACGCATTGAAGTACCTCTGGCGCTACGACTACAAAGGGAAACCAGTAGAGGACTTACGCAAGTGTCGCTGGTACATTGACAGACTGATTAAAGAGGTGAACCAGTGCTAGAATTTTTATTACTTGGTTCCATTTGTTTTGGGCTTGGTTGCATTATTGGGCATTATGTAGGATCTGAAGGAGATTAATATGGACGCATATCAACAGTACATACACAAAAGCAGGTACGCCAGGTACTTGCCTGAAGAACAAAGACGTGAAACATGGGAAGAAACTATCGACCGTTACTTAAACTTCTGGATTGAGAAAGGTAAGCTTACTCTTGAAGAAGCTAACGGTATCTTTGCAGACATTCATGACCTGAGTGTTATGCCCAGTATGAGAGCACTCATGACTGCAGGAGAAGCTCTTGACCGTGACAACGTGGCTGGCTTCAACTGTAGCTACCTGCCTATTGACCACCCTAAAGCATTTGACGAAATGATGTACGTCCTAATGTGTGGCACTGGCGTTGGTTTTAGTGTTGAACGACAGTACGTATCTAAACTACCAGAAGTAGCAGAGGAATTTCATGACACCGATACCGTTATACACGTCGCTGACAGCAAAATTGGATGGGCTAAAGCATATCGAGAACTTATCAGCTTGCTCTATTCGGGTCAGCTTCCAAAGTGGGACGTATCTGGAGTACGACCTGCAGGGTCAGCCCTTAAGACCTTCGGAGGTAGAGCGTCTGGTGCGGATCCTCTTGTTGACCTCTTTAAATTTACCACAGAGGTCTTTCGGGAAGCTGCTGGACGTAAGCTTTCCTCCATCGAGTGTCACGATATCTGCTGTAAGATTGCACAAATCGTTGTCGTCGGTGGAGTACGCAGAAGTGCTCTCATCAGTCTCAGTAATCTCACTGACGACAGACTCCGACGATGCAAGTCAGGACAATGGTGGCAAGACAACCCACAACGAGGACTAGCGAACAACTCAGCGTGTTATACTGAGAAGCCTGATTTTGAGGCGTTTTTAAACGAATGGAAGAGTCTGTATGAATCACGATCAGGAGAACGAGGTATGTTCTCTAGAGTCGCAAGTCAAAAGCAAGCTGCAAAGAACGAGCGACGAGATGCTACCTATGATTTTGGAACTAATCCATGTAGCGAAATCATTCTCAGGCCCTATCAGTTCTGCAACTTGTCGGAAGTTGTTGTCCGGTCAACCGATACGTTGTCAGACCTCAAACGAAAAGTACGTGTTGCGGCTATCCTTGGAACTTTACAGGCTACGTTAACCGACTTCCGTTACCTTCGTAAGGTATGGAAGAACAACACTGAAGAAGAAGCTCTTCTTGGTGTTTCACTGACAGGTATTATGGACCATCCGACGTTGTCGGGAAGGAGAGACAAAGGTGTTCTCAAGACTTGGCTCACGGAACTCAAAGAAGAGGCTATTAAGACTAACGGTGAATGGGCTAAACGTCTTGGTATTAATGTTAGCACTGCCATTACTGCTGTTAAACCTTCCGGTACTGTTAGTCAGTTGGTTGATTCTGCATCTGGCATCCATCCTAGATACGCAAGCCAATACATTAGACGAGTTAGAGCGGACGCAAGAGACCCACTCTGTCAAGTCTTAGAAGCTGCAGGAGTGCCTGTAGAGGACGACGTAATGTCTCCTAGCACTAAGGTATTCTCCTTCCCAATAAAGTCTCCTGACGGCGCTGTAGTAGCGTCTGAGATGGGAGCAATGGAACAACTTGAGCTATGGGAAATATACCAGGACTTCTGGTGTGAACATAAGCCGTCTATGACCTGTTACTACCGTGACGATGAGTTCTTGGAAGTAGGTCAGTGGTTGTACAATAAGTTCGATAAGATCAGTGGGATTAGTTTCCTACCGTATTCCGAACATACGTACCAACAAGCGCCTTATGAACCCATAGACTTAGAGACCTATGAGAAGCTGAAGAAAGAGTTTCCTGAGACCATTGATTGGGCAATCTCAGAAAACTCAGACATGACGGAAGGGTCTCAACAGTTAGCCTGCACTGGTAATAACTGTGAGTTGTAAAGCAACATAGTTGCGGTTACTTAAGGGGTCATAAGGCCCCTTTTTTATTCCCCTGTCAACATTCCTGTTCTAGCACCAGCAACACCACCTGCTCTCTGTAGAAGCTCAGCTGTTCTACCCGTTCTGTCAGCCTGAAGC